CCCAACAATTATTGCCCGTGGAATAAACTTTCCAGTTTTAGTTCATGAATTAATCAAAGGTGTTATGGAGATGTTTGCTGTTCAGGGACAACCAGAAACTGGTTGGGAGGAAATTAGTAGATCAGAAGACACTTTAGAAAAGGAAGTGTGGGACATCAGATTAGGTCCATCAATATGGAATAGAATCAGAGGTCAATTCCCTGAAGAGATTCTACTTGATGAAAATCAAAAAGAGTTACAAAATTATTTGTTAGTTGCAATATTCAAATTGGAAGCCAGAGAATTTTTAGTATTCGTAAAAGAAGTTCTAGAGGGGACAGAGCGTGGACAATCAATGATGCAACAATTGATGGAGGGTGTACGTGCGGCATTTAATCAAGAAGACTATACTCCTGAAGTTGATCAGATACAAAATGAGGTAAGAGAGGCTGCTGAAGAAACGAGTGATCAAGACATGGACACCTTTTTACAAAATTTAGGAATTACTCAGGAAAAAGATGAACCAGAAGCTGAGCCAGGATTGGATGATAAGAAACTCGCCAGTATGGGAATTAACGCATTAAACTTCGAACTAAATCAAGCGATTGATGCTGAGAATTGGGAATTGGCTCAGAAAATTGAGCAAATGATTGCCCGTAAGCAAGGAAATCGTGGGTAATTTATTACAACTACATTAACCCAAAGTATATAAAGGTGGAGAATTCCACCTTTTTTTGTATTTATAGGTATGGCAGCTAACATTGAACAGTTAAAAGAATACGCCCGTATTATCAAAGATACACCATATGCACTACGTACATATCTCCAAACTTTTGATAATACCCAATCACGTAATGTACCGTTGGATCTATTTCCCGATCAAATTAGGTTGATGGATGATTATGAGAACTACAATGAAAACATTACAAGAAAATATCGTCAGGCTGGCGTTACCACGGTAACTGCTGCGTGGGTTTCTAAAGTATTACAAACCGCAAAACCGGAGAAACCGGAAAAGATTCTGATTGTTGCAAACAAGCGGGACACCGCAATTGAAATGGCAAATAAGATCCGGTCGTTTCTAGTTCAATGGCCCGATTGGATGAATGTGGGATTCTCTCCAGATAAAAACTCTGAAAGTCGATTTAGATTAAATAACGGATGCGAGGTTAAAGCCGTTGCAACATCGAAAGACGCATTGAGGGGTTATACACCGACCATTCTAATATTTGACGAGGCGGCGTATATTGAAGCAGGAGACGATTTTTGGGCGGCCTCTATGGCATCACTTTCAACAGGTGGTAAGATTATTTTAATTTCAACTCCCAATGGTTTTGATCCAATTTATTGGACTGTTTTCGATCAGGCGGTTAAGGGTATTAATAATTTCCATATTACAGATTTAAACTGGTACAGAGATCCACGTTATTCAAAAGATTTAAGATGGATTAAAGTTAAGGACATGGTTCACTATATGTTAAATAGAGGTGTATATGATGACGATGAGGAGGACTTTATATTAACGGATGTTGCGGAGGAGGATTACCAAAAAGTTTCAGATGACGGGTATAAACCATATTCACCATGGTTTGAAGGAATGGCAAAGAAACTTAAATACGATCCAAGAAAAATTTCTCAGGAAATTGAATGTGACTTCCTTGGTTCTGGTGATAGTGTTATTCCATACGAAACAAGGGAGAATATTATTAAGAATATGGTTAGGGATCCGAAAGAAAAGTTTATGAGTGGTGACCTATGGCATTGGAAAGAACCGATTCTTGACCATCGATATATAATGGGAATCGACGTATCAAGGGGTGATAGTGAAGACTTCTCGTCTATTAACATTTTGGACTTTGATGATAGAGAACAAGTACTTGAATATGTTGGAAAAATTCCTCCTGACGATTTAGCTGCAGTAGCATATAGATGGGCTGTATTATATAAAGCTTATGTTGTTATTGATATAACAGGTGGAATGGGAATCGCAACAGCACGAAAATTCCAAGAATTTGGATATCGTGATATGTTTATCGATGGAATTAATACCCAGAATATATGGGAATATAATGCCAAACTGATGGATAAAATTCCGGGGTTGAATTTTAATAACAAACGAACACAAATTGTTGCGTCATTTGAAGAACAATTGAGACATGGATTCATTATTAGATCCCAAAGATTAGTTAATGAAATGAACACATTCGTTTATGTTAATGGTCGTCCCGACCATATGAAAGGATGTCATGATGACGCTATTATGAGTTGTGCGATGGCTTTATATGTCGGTGATATTTGTTTTGACCAACTTAAAAGAGTTGAGAATATTAATAAATCAATGATGGAGGCTTGGACGTTGTCAGAACGTACATATGAACCTAATAAATCATTCTATTCTTACGGTCAGGCTTTTGATCCAATGGGAACAATAACCATGGACGGACATGGGCTTGAGGGAAATCCTCTATTTCAAAATAATCAAATAAAAAATTTAAAACAACAATATGAGGATTATTCATGGTTATTCCCTAGTCCAAAGAAACATCGATAAGCTTCAGTAATATAAAAAAAATGTTTACATTATAGTCAATATTTATAGGTATGGCAAAACAAGAATTAACAATCTTTCAAAGATTAACAAAAACCTTCGGTTTTCAGGGAAATACGGTATCTCCCCCACCTCCATCGTTTCAATTTTCGAAAGATGAATTACTGAAAACTGACAGTAAGGAAGAATACGAAAACGCTTTATTACAAGCCAAACAAACTCAATATATTGCCGACAAGTGGTCAAAATTAGATATGTCGCTTTATAACCAATCAGTTTACTACGAACCAAACAGATTATCGGCATATTATGATTATGAGAGTATGGAATTTACTCCTGAAGTATCTGCGGCTTTGGATATCTACGCAGAGGAATCTACAACCAAATCAGAAAAAGGTCAGATTCTAACAATACATTCCGATTCAAAAAGAATTAAATCTATTTTGGATGATCTATTCTACAACGTTTTGGACGTTAATACCAACCTACAAATGTGGACGAGGGGAATGTGTAAGTATGGTGATAACTTCGTTTATTTAAAAATTGACGCCGCCAAAGGTATTATAGGATGCCAGCAACTACCAAATATTGAAATACAAAGACTTGAAGGTGCTAGACAATCTAGCCCAAATCAAAGTGACAGAGTAAGTTCAAAGTTCCCAACCCGGGAACTCCGTTTTACTTGGAATAACAAAGATATGGAATTTCAAGCATGGGAAATAGCTCACTTTAGAATTCTTGGCGATGATAGAAAACTTCCATATGGTACATCCATGTTGGATAAAATCAGACGTATTTGGAAGCAATTACTCCTAGCCGAGGATGCAATGTTAATTTATAGAACATCTAGGGCACCTGAAAGAAGGGTATTCAAGGTATTCGTTGGTAATATGGACGATAAAGACATTGAACCTTATGTACAGAGAATTGCAAATAAATTCAAGAGAGACCAAGTTGTAGACCAAAGTAACGGTCAGGTTGATATGAGATATAATCAAATGGCAGTAGACCAAGATTATTTCATACCAATGAGAGATATTTCTCAAAGTAGTCCTATCGAAACATTACCGGGCGCACAGAACTTAGGTGAAATCGCTGATATTGAGTATATTCAAAAGAAAATGTTGGCGGCTCTTAGGATCCCGAAAGCGTTCTTAGGATTTGAAGATGTTGTGGGTAATGGTAAAGGATTGGCGTTACTTGACATTCGTTTCGCACGAACAATTAATAGGATTCAACAATCATTAATCCAAGAATTGAACAAAATTGCATTGATTCATTTATTCCTTTTAGGAATGGAAGATGAATTGAACAATTTCACATTAATGATGACCAACCCATCGGGACAGTCAGACTTATTGAAAATTGAATCTTGGAAAGAAAAAATTACAATGTATAAGGACGCTACGTCTGACCAATCACAAATGGGTATTCTTCCTGTTTCACATACATGGGCTAAGAAAAATATCTTAGGTATGAGTGACAATGAAGTAATTCTTGATTTACAACAGCAAAGAATGGAACGTGCGATTGGTGCTGAATTGATGAACACACCACAAATTATTAGACGTACAGGTGTGTTTGATGATGTTGATAAGAAATATGGTATTCCTGAAGAGGAAAGAAAACAAATTGAAGATACCTTAGCGGCTGGTGGAGGTGAAGAAGGGGCTATGGCTGGTGGAGGTGGTGGCGGAGGTAGTTCGATGTCAGAACCATTAGGAGCGCCAGCGGGTGGTGAAGCCGCAGGAGCACCAGGTATGGATATGGGCGCACCCGCGGGTGGTGAACCAGCACCTTTAGCTGAAGAAGAAAAGAAAGCTCCAGTTTATAGAAGCGAATCAAATAAATTTAAGATTTTATCAATGTTAGGTGAGGATACAAGTTTATCAGATTTATTTGATAACAAAAGGGCTCAGGATAATATTTATGAAATAGATAAGGTAATATCCGATATCATAACGGAAAATGCCGATGGTGATAATAAAACAACTAAGGAACAAGCTAATGACTAAATTTGGAACATTAAAGACCAAGATCTTACACAACTTAACCGAAGCGTATATCGCTGGTGATAAGAAAGAAGTGAAAGAAATATTACAATTAATTAAAGAGAACAATGAGTTCAAGGAATTGTATTTGTTTTATGAAGAGATCGAAAATATGTACATCGAGGACAAGAAACTTGCCGAGGCGTACGTTAAGAATGTTGAAACACTATTGAAAGATAAAACAAAATCTATTTCAAAGTTTTGTAAAACTCTAGATAAGAAGCTTGGTGGTGAAAACCTGGTTGAGGTTGAACTGTATAAAAATTTAGATCTACTTACTGAAGACGATAGTTTAAAGAATGTCGACAAAAAAATGTTAGGTAGGGGAAAATTAGTTGAACATCTAACCACAAAAAAAGAATTGGTAGAATCTACTCACGAGTTTACTAAGAATGAAAATTTATTACATGTTGTATTAACACATGAGTTCAATAGTAAGTTTGAAAATTCATTGACCGAAGACGAGAAGAAAGAATTAAAAAAACTCGTATCTATTACTAGTGATGAGTTAATTAACGAGTTCGGAGTTCTAAAAGAAGAGATAGTATCCAAGATTAATTGTCTTATAACAGAAGAAGAAAATGA